ATATAAGAACCAAATTCCATTAGAAGGAATATACATTAGTAATGTAACGGATAACGAATACATAATTTTAGATTAATATGAAGATAAATCAAAACTTTTCAGTAGTAAACATGGCACAGCAAGAGATTCCTGTGATAACTGAAGATACAAAGACAAGGTATCAATGGGTTCCTGTTGGAATTATAGGACCAGATGATTTCTTTCAAAATGTGACTGAAGCGTTCACAACATCAACAACAAATGCTGCCTGTATTGAGGGTATTGCTGATTTAATATTTGGTAAAGGATTGTACTCTAAAGATGAGCAATTCCAATTAGTATTAGATAAGTTAATTCCGCAAGAGGAAATGAAGCGTGTATCATTTGATTTAAAACTATATGGTAATGCAGCTTTCCAAGTATATTGGAACGCAGACCATACTAAAGTAGTTAAATTCTATCACGTTCCAGTTCAAAATCTAAGAGCTGAGAAGTTGTACGATAATCCTAAGATTGAAAACTATTACTATTGTATAGATTGGGCAGACCATAAAGCACAAAGAAACAAAAAGAAAGTTCCTGCTTTTGGTACATCTAATGAGAAGATGGAAATTCTTTACATTAAAAACTATACGCCAGGTAAATACTATTACTCATTACCTGATTGGGTATCTGCATTACAATTCTCTTATGTAGAAGCTGAATTATCTAACTTACACATTAACAATATTGAGAATGGTTTCTTACCATTAGTGATGGTTAATATGAATAATGGTATTCCAGCTCCTGAAGAAAGAGATACAATTGAAGATATGATTGAATCTAAGTTTACAGGCACTAGAAATGCTGGTAGATTTATGTTATCATTCAACGATGACCCAGAAAGAAAACCAACTATTGAAACAATACAGGTTGATAATCTGCACGATAAATACAAATATGTTAGTGAATATGCACAGGATAGAATCTTAGTTGCACATAGAATTACATCTCCTCTTTTATTTGGTATTAGAACACAGGCAAACGGCTTTAGTTCTCAATCTGAAGAAATGATGACGGCATTCTCTATCTTACAAACTATGACAATCAATCCGTTCCAAAATCTAATTATAAACTTCTTAACTACTGCATTAAGTGATGGTGGATACGAAGATGTTGAATTATATTTTGAACAATTAACTCCATTGGCTATCCTATCACAACAAGCTGAAGATACTGGTAAAACAATTGATGAAGTATCTGAAGAAACTGATAAGCAATTAGAGAATCCAGCAACTTCTGAAGATGATGGAGCTAATTTAGTGGATGATGGAATTGATAATGCTGGAGATGTTTTACAAATGAGTAATCCTGAATTTACAAAGCAATACGAAGTATATAAAAATTAATTAACACATGGCATACGCATTATTTATAACAAGAAACGATATCATTAAAAGAACTCCTTTACAGGGTTCAATAGATGCAGATAGATTGTTACCATTCATTCAAACAGCGCAAGAGAAGTACATACTAAACCTTTTAGGTACAGTATTATATTATAAATTACAGGCTCAAATTGAAGCAGGTACACCATTTACTGGATACTATTTAGAATTGATGAATGACCATATCAAGCCTACGCTAATATGGTACTCTACTATTGAATATCTTCCATTCTCTGGAATCCAATTCAAAAGTGAAGGTGCAGTTAGACACGAATCAGAGCAATCAAAAGCGGTAAGCAAAAACGATGTAGATTACCTTTTACAAAAGAGTATGAGCAACGCTGATTACTACGCAACAAGAATGCAGAACTATCTAATATCATATTCAAATGAAATACCTGAGTACTTAGAATCAGTAGGTAACCAAACACAAATATATCCTGATATGGGCAATGCTTATTTCGGTGGATTAAACTTATAATAATATGGGAGCAGAAGTAATAAATAATCAGGGTACAAACTATACTCTATATTACAACATTTTATATTTCTTCAAAACTATAATGAAGAATCATCCATCTTTGAACTTTGTTTCTCAAGGTGATATGTTTTCTATTGATACAAATGAATTTCCAGCTTATCCGCTAGGTAACTTTACAATTACTAAAGCAGATTTTTTAGAAAAGAATATAATATATACTTGCCAACTTACAATTGCTGACAAAGTAAAAGATAAGAATAACGAATCAACAGGTACAGCTAATAATCAAACAATTGAATTTGAAGGAACTGATGATACTGTTGATATACATGCTAACACACTTTCTATAATGAACGATTTACTTTGTTTTACTAGAACAGGTGTACAGGCATTTGAATTCAGAGGTGACCCATCAGCTCAACCATTTAAGGATAACTTTGATAATGGATTGGCTGGATGGGTAGTAACATTCAATCTAATAGTATTCAATAGTTGCGATACTTGTTTATTTGAATTATATCCATAATGAAAACCCTTAAAGATATTGCTTTTAAATATGCCGATTTAGCTGGTGTATATATGACTAATGGACAATACTTTAAAAGAGCATATATCACAGGTAATTTATTTAATAGAGTAACTGGCTATAACGATGTTAGTAGGATGCTAAAAGAAGAATCCGAAGGTAAAGTTGTTCTAGCTTTAAACTATGCTCCGCCAGGTGCAGAATATGGTTTCTTTGTGCATGAGGGAAAGGGAAGTTCTACTAAATACGGTCCAAGAAGATACGCTGAATATGCAGCTAATGACCCAGAATTACAAATGTTTATTAATGAATTTGTATTAGGAAAGATGGATAAAAAGGTTGAAGAACTGGTAAAACCTTTAGATTTCGTACTAAAAGGGTTCGCAAAGAAGTAACATCCAATACTTTTTCATCTTTAGAGGTTAAATTAGAAAAGATTTAATAATGTCTCTTTCTATAACTCAAACTCCAGCAACTTGCTCATTAGCTCAATCCCCTACAATATTTACATTAGCGGAGACTGGTGATGTAGTATTAAGTTCATCATTTCAATATTATGCAGATTTGTATTATTGGAATGGAACAACCGCACAATCAAGTTCAATACCTGAATATCAATTGGTTAAATTTCCAAATGCTTCTAGGGTTGGTATATTTGATGTTAGCAAAATTATAAACTCTACATTACAAGATACTAGACAACAAAATCCTTCAAATGTAAAATACTTTAAGATTGATGGATACTTTAGATATCTTTCAGGTTCAGTATTTGTAACATCTTCGCATGTTGAATCAGCTACATTTAAAGGATTAGATGGATATCAAGTATTTCCAGAGCAAGTAGGTGCATCAATAACAACAACAACTCCACATTGGCCTTTAATGACAAGTGGACCTGTATCACAATCATTCTTTGATAGTAATAGAGGTACTGTTGGTGTATTCACTGGTGGTGCTGGTGTAGTAAGTGAGATACCAACTAAAGTAAGAATTGTAAGTGATTTAGGTACAACTGATATTAACGTATCATCATCTGTTTCATCTTCACAACAAATTCAGCAAGTTCCTTTATTCCCATCAGAAACTGGATTCCCTTATGCTTCACCTGAATATTATACTATACAAGCTTATAACGGAAGTACTGCATTAGGTACTCCAATTTATTTTAACTTTAAGTGTGAGCAAAAGTATCCTAACATTAGAATTAAATGGAAGAATAGATACGGACAATTTGATTACTTTAACTTTGATATGGTTAATAAGCAATCATTCAGCACAACTACTAGAGGATATCAACCACAATTAGGTACATGGACTGGAACTAGCTTACAATACAATTCAGCAGATAGTTCAAATTTAAATTATATTGTAGATTCTAAACAATCTATTGTTGTAAATACGGACTGGGTTCCTGAGGATTACAACGATATTTTTAAGCAAATGTTAGTTAGTGAGGAGATATATTGGATTAAGGATGAAAGCTCAACAGTGCTGACGCCTATAACCATAGCAACTGATTCTATTGTATTTAAGACTGGAGTTGTAGATAAAGTAATTCAATATTCATTTGAATTCAATTTTGGACAAGGATATAAATTAATTTTATAATATATGGGAGTTATATCAACACAAGGAATACAATTCCAATTAGTTGCGAATGGACAAATTTTAGATTTATTTGAAGATGAAGACATTAAGCTATCTGATAATGTTACAGGTCTATTTGATTTGGGTGTTATACCTGCCGATTTTACTAGGCAGATTACGTTGCCCGGTACCAAAAAGAACAATGCTTTTTTTGAGCATGTGTATGATATCAGTGTATTTAATCCTGATACATTTGCTACCAACATAAAAGTTCCAGCTTATTTAGATTTCGGTGGATTGTATTTATCGCAAGGATATCTACAATTAAATAAAGTAAATCTATACGCTAATAAATTTATTGATTCTTATGAGGTAACTTTGTTTGGAGCTGTATCTTCTTTTGCTAGAGAAGTTAATAGAAGCTTTCTTAATGATTTAACTTCATTATCAGCATATAATCACACATCATCTTATACTAACATTTCAGCAAGTTGGGGTGGAAATTTATTCTCTGGTTCAATTGTATATCCATTAGCAGAATATGGCCAAAGATTAGAATTTACAAAAGGTAATCTTAATCAGTTTGGTGTAGATGATGCAGATGGTGCACTTAGTACGCAGGATTTTAAACCTGCTATTAAAGCAAAGATAGTTTTAGATGCAATATTTAACGAAGCTGGATACAGTTACTCATCATCATTTATAGATAATGGTGGATTAGATGACATTTATTTAGTATGTAATAGAGCACTTCGTTATCCGGTTTATAGTGATGTTAATTTAGAAACATACGGAGTTGTTAAAGTAGGAGCTATTACTGGAAGTGGTATGACAGATGTTGTATTGCCAGCTGATACGTTTGTTACTCTACCTTGGTATAACAAATTGGAAGACCCACAAAACTTTTATAATAATGGTGCATACAAAGTAGAAGTATCAAGCTCTCTTAGAGGAATATTAAACCTTAATATAAATGTAAGTTGTTCAGTAAACAATATGCCTGGTACTTTTTCAGCAAATGGAACATGGCAACTTCGTTTAATAGAAACTGGTAGTGGTACACAATATTCACTAAGAGCAATACAATCTTATATACAATTTTTTGATGAATTGCAACAAAGTAGAGGAGGTTCTACTGTTGGTATTAATACAACATATCAATTACAAAGTGAATTTACAACTGATAAATTACCGGTAGGAAATTATTATTTCCAAATTAAACAAAGACCTAATGTAGCTACAGGTGTATTACCAACTGTAACGATGGACCCGCTTGGTACAAGTAAATCATTTTTACAAGTAACAAAAGTAAATCAAGCAGCTGATAATAGGATTATTAATATAC